AATACAACGCCGGCTTCTAGTTTTTCACCCTCCTTATTATATCCAGCTATTCCTAATATTATGTGTGATGTTTTCGGGCTAAAACCTACATCTATAATAGTTATGGGCTCTTTATAATTCATAGCCTTGGCATTTCTTTCACTCTTGTTACCTATGAAAGATACATGCTCGTTAGGTCTTGGCCCAACAACTAATGTCTTGATATGCTCACTTAAATTATTCTTTATAGTGTTTAAAGCATTTATACTTTGTTGATCTACCCTATTGGCTGCCAATTCATTTATCGTGTAAGATTTAACGGCACTGAGAGGAAACCCTTTCTCATTTTTATAACCTTTAAAATAACCTTTAGTATCCATGGCACCCGTCGGTGTCATGACATTCAGGTTAACAGGTTCTTCTTCTAATCCTTTTTTAGAAAGAGCAGCATTAAGGGCATAATCTTGATTTGTTAAATACTTGGTTTCAGTAGTTCCTATACCATGTATAGCACCCTGACGTATAGCATCCATAACAGCGTCTTGATCTTTAACATTTCTAAGTTCAGGCATGGAATCATATATCTGATCTATAAGTCCAGAGCTTTTAGCAAACTTCATGGCTTCGTTCTCATCTCTAAATCCATACGTAACAACATGCTTAAAATATTGCCCTTCTGGTGAGTTTTGTAAGCCAGAATCCCTCCTTACCTGCTTGGCAAAGTTTTGAAATAACGACGCGCTTCTCTGTGTTATATCTGCACTATTTATAGGAGTAAATTCAAATGTTGCACCTTGTTGCCAATCTTGGAATGATACATCGAATGGATTGCCGGCAGATAAGAAGTTTGCACCTAATTTCATCTTAGCATCAAGATATGCTTTACCCATCTCAACCTTCTGTTTGTTAAAATGATAGAATGGATTTGACCTTTCCGTGCCTATCATCTTGGCTATCTCATTTGCAGCAGCCGAGTAATCTCCATTATATTTCTCCTTAACTAACTTGTTAATATTAGATTCAAAAGTATTAATCCTATTATTAAGTTCAGCTAAATCATAAGTCTCGGTTTCTCCAAGCCGAGCTAATTCCTGTGCTTCAGCTAACTTGGCCGCGTCAAACCGTTCCTGTCTCTTAGCTAAGGCTTCTGTTAATCTTGCCTCAGACTCCGGGTTATACATACTAAAAACTTCAGTACCATCAGAATAACCATAGATAGAACTAGGATCATATTGACCTCTATAATATTGTAAATTTCTATTATCGTACATAATTACTAATCATTAACAATCCCTAGCTTTTTAAGCTCATCTATAGAATATAAACCTTTATCTATAAACTTATATTGTCTTGGGCCAAATGTTCTCCTAAACCACCCAGCATCTGGATCTCTATATAACTCAGCATTGGGGGCAAGTAATTCTCTACTTGCAAGCTCGGTCTGGTAAGCTGCATTATCTTTGAAGTAACTAGCAGCCGTTTTTGCAAGATTGCCTAAAGGATTTCTCTGAGCCATCATCATTCTATAAGCATTCTGTTGTTGAGTATTAAATAGTCCCTCTTGAGCAGCTAATTCAGCATTAATCATATTTGCTTCTTGTCTCATCTGAGCATTAGTCGTTTCTTCCTTTTCAAGAAGTTCAGCATTCTGTTGACCAAGTAATCTATTTGCACCTGTATTAGCTGCTAGAGTATTACTTAAAGCTACACCGGCATTCATACCAGACGATCTTGCAGCGGATGTTGCCATTGCTTTTGCTGTTGCAGTATTTCTTATATTTGAAAGTCTTTGTTTAGCTAAACTAATTCTTTCTGCTCCTACTCTTCCGAGATTAACATTTTTAGGTCTGGCCTTTTTCATAGCATTATAATCAGCTAAAGAACCAACAGCACTTAATATATGTCCAGCAGGATTTAACCAAGAATTATATTCTTCTTCACTTTTTAGTTTATTAAGAGCTATTTGTACATCACCCCCATCTGGTTGATATAATGGAGTTTTTATAATTTCTGGAGAATTAGTATAAAAGTCTGGTATATTAAATTCAGGATAACCTACTCTATCCAATGTTTGTCTAGTTATAGCTGGTTTACTAACTCTATTTATTTGTTCTGTAGGAACACTAAAATTATTTTTTAGTTTTCCACCTATATATGTCCAAGTATTTGGTTGAGAAAGTTCATCTTCTTTAAATTTTATCTGTTTAGTTAAAATATTAGGATAAAAAGTTCCCGTACTTCCACCTATTTCTCCCGGCCCTCTAGCAACTGAAGAAGAATTATAGAATTCTTCAGAAGGCATTAAATTAGTTAGTCTTTCTCCAGCTCTATTTATAAAAGGATTTACTTTATTTCTAAGAAATGCTTGTATTTTTTGTTGACGTTGTAAAAACTTTTTCTCAAATGGAGTCAACTCTTCATAATCATCTTTACCTTTTTCATACATAGGAACATACCCACCTTTTCTATAATAAGCAACATTATTCTGTGGTTTTACAGTATAAGCAGGTTGATATGTAGGAGCATATTCATCAATTTTTGTCTTCCCCAAATTAATATCTTGAAAAGTATTCGGTAATCCTAATCTATTTTTATTAAATTCAATAGCATAATTGGGATTATAATAATTTGTAACATACTCAGGCATTTCTGAGAATTGTTGTAATGTCATTGGATTACCCTTCCAAGTTCCAACATTTGTATTATACAATTCATTTAAATCTTTTGCACTTTTTAAAGAGTTCATCCAACCTTGATTTACCATAAGATCTCTATCATATTGTAAATTTTCTTTTGGCATTAAGGTTGTCTTCTTTAATAATTCCCCACCTTCTTCTTTTCTACCACCGGCTACCCAACCAAAATATCTCTTTTGTTTGGCAGTAAGTTTCTTACCGTGAGCTGTACCATCTTTTAACATTTTCTTAGCTTTTGAAGAAGTTAAATATCCGCCTTTCTTAAAAATATTTAGAGAGTCTTCTGCCGAGCTTTCAGTCTCTTTAGCGAATTCCTGGGCTTTAGTAAGATTCTCAAACTTCTTTTTAATCATGGTTTGTGTTAGTAAATCATTTTTATATTGCTTATACTGCAAACTATCAGGATCGTCTAATTTATATTTACTAAGAAGATCACGGGCAGGTTTTGCAAAGTTAAGTGAGTCAGAATAAATATAGGTGCTTCCAGAATCTGGGTCATAATACGATACCTCCCCCTTTTTATTTTTACCACCTCCTTCAACAGAAGCTACAGTTTCTCCTTCCGAGATAGAAGTGGGATTACCAAATTTATCAACTAAAATACCGCCATCAGGCCCTTCATGTGTCTGGCCTTTATAGGCTATAAAACCACCCTGTCGTGCAACAGGTGTATATGTGGGCGCGTCACTCATAGTAGAAAATCTACTTGCAATATTTTTATTACGTATCTGTTTAAGTATATTTTTATTAAACTCCTCAGCTTCAAGCCTAGCTTTCTTACGGCCCCCTATTCCAAAGCTTAATGGGTTTTGCAAGAAAGATTGTAATCCAGAACCACGCGTGGCAGATTTTATATCAACAGTCTGAAGATTATCAGCAGCCTCGTTATACATGTTTTCTCTCTCGGCAGCCATGTTGGCTCCTATTGACCCGCCTATAGCTGTCAGGGCTTGTAGTCCTAAATCAATCCCCATGCTAACAGGATCGAATGCACCTCCCTTACCATATTCGATGATACCTTCGCCTCTCAACATATCAGCAGTCTCTAACCTTCTTTTAGCATTACGATGTGCTTCCCTGTATTTTGGAAAACTATCATCTTCCATGAATCTATCATTTTCTAATATCCCAGCATTAAGATAGTCTCTCATTACTTCCTTAACACCGCCTGGGCCACGATTAAAGGATACTATCGTGAAATAGTCCCTAGCTCTTGGAGAAAGTTTAATCTTATTATCTTTCTCAAACTTATTAATTATAGCTTCACCTTCTTTAAAATATGCATTTTTCATAGAGACTACATCATCTAAATTTGTATAACTTAATGGATAAACAGATTCATTCTTTTCATTAGTACGAGGTCTCTCGTGTATTACCCTATCTTTGATATCTTTATTTATATAACCCTTATCAATAAACTCATCTATCCTACTCGCGGCAGTATCTAAACCAAATGTACCAAATCCCTCGTATGGAGCTTGCTGAGATTCTTCATCAGCCATGAACTTATCAGCACCCTCATCCATTAGACTAGCATAAAATAATGCTTTATTCTTTATATCTTTTCTATTTAGTAAGGTTCTCCAGGAAGTATCTTTAGTATTATACTTTAATTGATTCGATTTATTACTATCCCATTCACTAGCCGATTTATCAATTAACCTAGAATATTTCGAAAGCAACTTATCTTTTTCATCATACCCTAGAGTATTATCAGATTCTATCTTATCATACCTATCACGATAACTATCATATCTCTTCTTTATAGTCTTAAGATCATGTGGTAATTTTGATAAATCAGTATCTTGTATTCTATATTTATTTAAAACACCACTAGACCCCTTAATTACTTGATCGTAGTTATCTATATAATTCTGTCTTCCCTTTACTCCACTGCCATAAAGATCAATAAGACCGTCCCAATATTTTTGTTTTTCAACAATATTCTTAAACTTCTTTTTCTCAGGCATGTTGTAAAAATTAAATGCAAAGTTATATTATAAAATCTCTATTACAAAATAGTTTATTAAAAATTATCTATCGAATCTTAGTAGGTAAGTATAAATAATTTATTTGATGCACAACCAACTTTTTATTAATAGGCTTTTGTTGCCATACAAAGTTAGTCTTAATCCAAGAATCTCTTATTCTACCACCAGTACTTAAATCTCTAAAAGTATTAATCCTCCATTTACGAAATCTTCTCATAAGATTCTCAGCACTAATCCAATCATCTAATATTAATATACCAGTATCTTGATGAGTATTCGATATTCTCAAGGTATCAAATGTATGAACTAAATCATCCATGGTTTCTACTCCACCAGTAGTTAAATCCGTAAGCCAATCTATAACATGGAAAGAAACAACATTATCTTTTAGTGGATTAGTTATTAAAGTAAGTGAACTTATCTTATTCTCACCATAGAAATTATTATAATCCCCCACGTTATGTATGTAGAATTCCCTTCTATCTAATGAAGATAATAAATATCTATCAAAAGTAATATAATTTTGAACAACAGCAGCACCCAAGTTAAAACTGTAAAAACTACTAAATGCATCTGTGAATCCAGAGAAACATAAAGTATCACGATCTGATGATGTAAATAATACCTCTCTATTGGCTCTATCGTACGCTGTAATCATTTCTTTGCTTTGAATTGACTCAAAGTATGACTTCATACCTTTAACGTCGGAAATCGGCTCTATTGCCTCCAAAATACGATATATTTGCATATTGTTATCATCATAGAAGTAAATTCCAGTTTCTGCCGGAGCTATTGCATAATATAGACTAGTTCCTACTAATTTGGATAAATAATCATACCTGCTAAGTATTCCACCGGAACCAACAACTAAGGATGCCGTATTATTACTTTCAATTACTTCTCTCTCTAATACCGATAGTACAGATATACCTCTTGGCTGAAATGCAATCAATCGTTCATTATTGTTTATTAATCTTGTGATAGCCCCATACTCTCCCTCGAGCTCTAAATAATTATTGAACTTGAATTTAAGCCAGGAATCAGAATACTCTCCATTGAACTTACGCTCACTAGAAGTTACCATGACATCATTAACTTTAGAACGTCTATAGTCAAATGGCTTAGGTAAAAATATCTTACTCAGACTTTCAGTAGAATATGCCGAGTTATACCTATATAAATCATATATATCTGGATAACCAGAAGGATGTTGTGATACACCTATAGAAGCCTGTTCAGTTAAATAATATAAAGCATTCCTATTAACAGTTGTAAAATACTTAGGTATATTATCTAATTTATAATAAAGATTTATACGACTCTCTACAGGAAATCCAACAAGTACTTGACCTGAGTTTCTACCATCGGAAGTCATATATTCTGACTTATAATCATAGAATAGTTTAAGAAAATTAAAGGGTGCTATATAGGTGTCTCCATCATATATAGAATAACTTCTTATATTAGAACGATCTTCTTCTGTTAATTTTATAAATCCACTTGCATCTACATAATTAGAATATGATCTTTCTGAATAGGTAGCTCCACCATATATTGAAAATCCTAAAGGCCTTCTATATCTACCAAAGATAGCTTGCTCATCACCTGCTGAATATGTAGAAGGAGTAATGTTGTTAAATGGAAATTCTATCTTGGCAACCAATGTAGTTCCTTTATAAGTCATCTCGGGATCATCACTGCCAGAAGAATCATCGTATCCTCTTGCAACATATGGATCGCCACCAATAACTCTTATAGGAGCTAACTTAGCTTCTGGTAATGATAGGTAAGCATCTGATACGGTTTGGAAAAGACCTGATACCCTGCTGTTAAACGGTGTTATTGTAGTTGCTACTACAGTATAAGATTTAAGATATTCCTGTGTATCTCTTATGCTGCCACGACTTACATTACTTATATGACCAACAGCTTCAAGAAAATCATCATCATCTGAATCAAGGTTTTTGTTTATAGCTACTTCAGGACTTAATAGTTCCACAAGAGTATCATTAATAGATGCATTAGTTCCAGTGATACCAGTTATCTGTGTTATTCCATTAGCTCCTACATCATAATCACCCGAGGACGTGATGTTATATGAACTATAGCTTGCATCTCTTAAATTAGGATCATCTGGTACAGTTACTTTATGGGTGGGAACTATCAATCCCTGGGCTTTAATAGTACAATCTAAATCTGTCCTTGGAACTCTTAGTATTTGAAATCCTGATATCTGGTCTAATAATCCAGGATATGATTGATTAATACTATTCCAATTTATTGTAAACCGTATACCAAGAGCGACAGCATTAACTGTTTGATTTGGATTAGAAGTATCTACAGATGTAAAATTAAAAGCATTAGTATAATTACCGTATGATAAATACTCGTTGACATCTGGGAATCTTATATCAGCAATCCATTTAGCAAAAGAAGGCCTGCCCTCCAAGTCATAGAATCCAATGGCATACCTATATACCTCATCTCTTTGAGCACTTGTATAATCCATTACAACCTGTGGATTAGCATGTGAATGCATATTATAAGGATCCAACACGTAATTAATAGAAGATCCTGAACCTATACTCCTGCGTGACGCTATAGAATTTAATGCATGTGTAATAAATGAAAATGATATAAACTTACCAGTACCTCCCAAATCAGAAGCTTGAGGAGCTCCTCCGACTCCGTATCTAAATTTAAAAGCATGATCACCAGTGCCAGCACGGCTGTAATTAATATTGTTATAAGTGTTTATACAATCATTTTTGGGATCAACTGAATCATAATCCGGCCCCGTGACACCATCATCTAAAACAAATTCTGGCGATGTCCGAGGTAAACCATCTACCGCGTGTGTTTTATTTAATACACACTGATATGTATCATCTCCGGATGATGTCATATATGTATAAGTATATGTATAACTAAATTGTGTTAATGCATCTGCATCATAATTTCC